GGACAAGCGTGATTTGGTGGAGCGCCTGCGGGATGACGCGCAAGGCGAAGACTTGGGCGCGGATGGCGTGGGCTGGAGCCCGGACCCTGCACTGAAGCGAGAGGCAGCCGACGAAATCGAGCGGCTGCGCGCTGAGAACGCGGCGCTCAAGCGCGAGGCGCACACCTGGAGCAAGGCGGCAGAGCACTACGCGAAGCCCCTGCAACCGCTTGACCCGCTGGACGTGGAACAGCTATGGGACGTGGCGAACGCCGACCCATACGCAGACGAGGTGCATCACGAGTTCGCGCGGCTGCTTCAGCGCAAGCTGGGGATTGGGGCCTAACGATCGAAGTAACGCGGGGCCAGCGCTTGCCGCTGGACCTCGTGTTGACTGAGGGGTTGGGCGTCAGTTTCCGAAGCGAAAGGAACGTGAAATGAGCTACTGCCGCTGGAGCAGCATGAACTGGATGTGCGACGTGTACGTGTACGAGGACGTGGGTGGCGGCTGGACCACGCACGTAGCCGGCCAGCGCCGCGCAATCCCGCCGATTCCTGATCTGCTGTCGGGCTCGCTGTCGATGGCGCTGCACCGCTGGTCTGGTTGCTATTGGGAGCGCGAGAGCCGGACCATCGTGTACCCGCTGCGCTGGCGCGGCATGGCCTACCGGCTGTGGACCCGCCTGAGCACGTTCTGGCACAACCGAGTGCACATGGGCAGCCTGCACCTGATCCCGCTGCGGCCCATCGGCCTGCCACACGACGGCGAGAGCTTCAACGACCCCAGCCCAGCCGATTGCGCCGACCGCCTGGAGCGGCTGCGCGCCCTGGGCTACAAGGTGCCGCAGCGCGCGATTGATGCGCTGCGCGGTGAAGTGGTGGCGGACTAGATGACGCCCAACGTTTGAGCTAACCGGACAGACCCGGCGAGAAAACCATGACAGACGAACAAACGACAAACGCCGGGGCTGGTCCGGTTGAGCGAGGGGTTAGGCCCCGCGCGTGGATGGCGATGCACTGCGGCAATCCTGCGCAGGCGACCACTGATGAGCCGACCGCGATGCGCTGGCGCAAGGCTGGCGGCGATGTGCGGCCATTGTTCGAGATACCGCAAGACCTGCCCGACATGATGCTGCGCCAACTGCAACGTGAGCGCGCCATGCTTGCCGGTTTCACGAAGCTTGGCAACGAGATCGCCCGGGCAAAACGCTTGGATGAATGGATTTCTTGCCTCGGGGCCTAACGCAGAGGTAAGCGGCTGCCTGCGCGCGCCGATGCCCGAAGATGCGCCAAGGACTGCCGCAGGCAGTCCGCTTGACCGCCCAGTTGGGCCTGTAGCCGGAGCGTGACCATGGAAGACCTACTCAGAAGCATTCAGCGCGCGACATCGGGCCAGTTCCCGGAGGATTACACAGCGGCCGACCTGCTGCGGCTGTTGAGCGATGCTGAAGACGCACTGAAGGTGGCGCAGCCACCTTTGAATGCAGACAGCGCCACTCGCTTTGCAGCCTTTCGGGCCGCCCTGGATGATCTGTGCACGCGCCACGGCATTCAGCTCACGACGAGCCAATATGACGGCCTGCAAGCGTGGCCGCTGCACGCAGGCGAAACGCCGGTTTACTCGGCAGGCTTTGAGAACTGCATTCCAGATGGGCCCAACGTGCCCATGAGCGGACCCCAACGGCCCGCACGAAAGGACGAAGATGGAACAGAACTCACCAGCCGTTGAGGGTCCGCTCGATGGGCGTGTTGTGCCGCTGGAGCCGGAGCGCGACAGAACATGCGCGCAGGGTTGCAACGGCTGCGACGACTGCACGGACTACTGGGACGGCGACGACGGCCCGGAGCGCGACCTGACGTGCACGCACTGCCACGGCACAGGCGGCGACCCGTGGAACGACGGCATTACGCCGTGCGAGCACTGCGACGGCGAGGGGTACGAGTGGTGGAACTGAACGAGCACGACGCCGCCATTCTGCGGAACACGCGCCGCCGCGTGAACCGGGCGCGCAACTTTCCCGAGAACACCTGCGCCGCCTCTCGGCACTTGCATCTGATGGCGAACCAACTGGCGAGCGGGCAGCCGTACCCGATGCTGCAGGAAGAGCCGACGCACTGCGCCATGACGATGCTAGCGGTGCTTGAGTCGCTGTGGAAGGCGCGCACGGAGCTGGCGCGCCTGAAGCGGCACAACTTTGGAGGTAACCGGACATGACCGGCGACACAGAACACACTGAAAGCGGCACTGCGCCGACCGCCGGGCATGGTCCGGTTGACAGACTGGTTGGGCGGCCGGTGGAGCAGCGCGACATTGTTTGCGAGCTTGAGCGTGCGCTGGCGCGACTGGCGACGGGTGAAGCCATGACCGAAGGCGAGCTTTGGAGCTGGGTGCGCAGCGTGATGTGCCAGGGCGCCGACATTCGATGCGACTACGAACTGGGCTTGCACAAGGGCTATGAAGCGTACAGCGCCCGGCTTGACATGGCAGCGGCAGAACGCGCAGACCAGATGCTGGCCCGCCTGAAGACGCCCAACAATCAAGGTGAGCCGGGGGCCACGAAAGATGACTGAGAAAACGAAACTCCAACCCCTCGGCTCGACCGCAGGGTTAGGCTTGGAATTTGACGAAGCTGACTACCTGAGATTCGACCCTTGCGAGGGCGATGAAGGTGAGATTACTTGCCGAACTGTGAAGCTGGTGCGCGCCAGAAAAGAGCACGCTTGCTTTATGGGTGCCGGGCACTACGGAGACGGCCACACGATTAAGCCCGGCGACCTGTACCGAAATGAGACGGCGCTGGTGGACGGAGATTTTTGGGGGCAGTACCGCGTGTGCGTGCCGTGCATGAACAAGTGGCTGCACGAGATACACGGCGATGAAGATGACGCCTAACGTTCGTATTGAGCCGCAGCCGTAGGCTGTCGGCTCGAATACGGGGTTAGATGGCTGGTGGAGAAACGGGACCAAGTATGAACCGCGTGGTTTTTGGTGACTGCCGCGACACGATGCGCGACCTGAAGGCGCAGGGCGTGCGGGTGCAGTGCTGCGTGACCAGCCCGCCGTACTTCGGCTTGCGCGACTACGGCCACCCCGGGCAGATTGGCCTGGAGAAGACCCCGGCCGAGTACGTGGCCGCGCTAGTGGAAGTGTTCGACGGCGTGCGCGAACTGCTGGCCGACGATGGTGTGCTGTGGCTGAACCTGGGCGACAGCTACGCTGGTGGCGGCGGCGGCAACTACAGCAAGAGCGAGAAGCAAACACCACACGGCGAGCACATCACGAACGTGCGCAACAAGCCGGGTTGGCTTGACGCCGCTGGCATGAAGCCGAAAGACTTGATGGGCATGCCATGGCGCGTGGCTTTTGCCTTGCAGGCTGCCGGCTGGTACTTGCGCCAGGACATCATTTGGCACAAGCCGAACCCGATGCCCGAGAGCGTGACCGACCGCTGCACCAAGAGCCACGAATACCTGTTCTTGCTGACCAAGAGCGAGCGGTACTACTGGGACGCCGAGGCGATGCGAGAGCCGGCCGTGGCCACCGACATTGGCGCAATGGATGGCGGCGCACAGCGGCTTCCCGATGGCGGGAACGCCAACGATGGCCGGAACTTCCGAAGCAAGCGCGACAGCTTCAAGCGGCAGAACAGCAAGCGCGCGCAAGCCATTCCCGGCCAGGCTGTGGGCACGCACCGAGCGCAGCGCGAGGAAAGCGGGTACGACACTTTCACCCGCAACCGACGCAGCGTGTGGACGGTGCCGACGCAGCCCTACAGCGGCGCGCACTTCGCGGTATTCCCTGCTGCGCTGATTGAGCCCTGCGTGTTGGCCGGCAGCCGGCCCGGTGACGTGGTGCTCGATCCGTTCATGGGGTCCGGGACGACCGCCCAGGTGGCGCAGGCGCTGGGCCGGCAATGGATCGGGTGCGAACTCAATACCGAGTACGCGCCACTACAGCAGGCACGCACGGCGCAGGCCGCGCTTGCCATCTAACGCTTGAGCTAACGGGCTGCCGCAGGCAGTCCCGTTGAGCGAAGTGTTATGCGTGTGGTTGAAGACGAGGAAAGGTAGGCATGAATGAGTTGGCTCTTTTCGCAGGCGCTGGTGGCGGAATACTTGCAGGCAAGCTGCTCGGGTGGCGCACTGTGTGCGCAGTTGAGCGAGACGCCTATGCCGCATGTGTACTCGCCGCCCGCCAGAACGATGGAATTCTCCCGCCTTTCCCGATTTGGGATGACGTGCGAACCTTTGACGGCAGACCTTGGCGCGGGCGTGCTGACGTGGTTTCTGGGGGGTTTCCCTGCCAGGCATACAGCACGGCGGCTGCGGGCGCGAACAATGCAGATGACCTCTGGCCGGAAATGCGACGGATCGTGGCAGATGCAGCTCCCCGGTACGTATTTGCCGAGAACGTTGCCCGGCGAGCGATTGACGCAGCGGCCGACGACCTCGAAGCGATGGGTTACGAAGTCCGATGCACTGCCGTTGCGGCGCGCGACGTGGGTGCAGACCACATACGGCAGCGGTATTGGCTTCTTGCATACGCCGACGACCGCCGCGAACTATTGCGCGCCTTCAATGATGAAGCACGCATGCGCCCGCGCCTTCAAGTCGGTGTTTGGGGAAGCGAGCCCGAGCGCGCACCTGTGGCTGATGGGATGGCCGGCGAGGTGGACGAGCTTCGCCTCACTGGCAACGGACAGGTTCCAGCAGTGGCAATCGCAGCACTGCTTGAGCTTTGCGAATGATGAACACGCATAACGCTGGAATTCAGGCGCGGCCGTAGGCCGTCGCCTGGAATGACGTGTTAGGGCACTTCTTGGTGGAGAACAGATGAAGTCAGTAGCAGGCACCCTGGCGGCACCGTTCCCGTACTTTGGCGGGAAGTCGCTGGCGTGCGAGACAGTGTGGGCCGCGCTGGGCGACCCGGAGAACTACGTGGAGCCGTTTGCGGGCTCGGCCGCCATGCTGCTGGGCCGCCCCAACGTGGGCAAGGTTGAGACGATCAACGACGCGGACGGGTTTGTGGCGAACTTCTGGCGCGCTGTTTCGCTGGATGCCGCCGAGGTGGCGCGGCATGTGGACTGGCCGACCAACGAAGCCGACTTGATTGCGCGACACTCTTGGCTGGTGCGCAACGCACCCGGCCTACTGCAACGCCTTGAAGCCGACCCGGACTACTACGACGCGAAGGTGGCCGGCTGGTGGTGCTGGGGCGCATGCAACTGGATCGGCAGCGGATGGTGCAGCGGCACCGGGCCGTGGCAACACGATGGCGAGAAGCTAGTGGACGCCCGGAAGCTGCCGCACCTTGGAGACGCGGGCCGGGGCGTGAACCGGAAGCTGCCGCACCTTGGAGACGCGGGCCGGGGCGTGAACCGGCAGCTGCCGCACCTGGGCAACGCGGGCCAGGGCCGCACGCACTACATCTACGAGTGGTTCGGCGCGCTGCAGGATCGCACGCGGGGCGTGCGGGTTGCGGTGGGCGACTGGCAGCGCGTGGTTACCGAAAGCGTGACCGTGCGACACGGCCTGACAGGGGTTTTCCTAGACCCGCCGTACACCAAAGGCGCGATGGACTATGCGGCCGGTGGCGTAGGCGGCGAGCTGGCTGACAAGGTGCGCGCGTGGTGCGCGAAGAACGGCAACGACAAGCGCCTGCGGATCGTGCTGTGCGGCCACGCTGGCGAGCATGACGAACTGCTGCAGGCGGGATGGCACACGCGGGCCTGGGCGGCGCGCAAGGGCTACGCCAGCACCGACGAGGCGGTGGAGAACAGCGCCTCTGAAACCCTGTGGTGCAGCCCCCACTGTGTGCCGGAGAGGCAGAAGCAGGAGGCGCTTTTTTGAAGTGCCCTAACGCCCGAGCTAACCTGACCGACACAGCGCGATGACCCACCAAGCAACCCAGGACGCACCGACCGACGCCCAGCCAAGGCCCGCTGTGGCGGGTCAGGTTGAGCGAAGTGTTAGCCGGCAACCAGCGGCGGCGGCCCTGCCACGGCCGTACTACGAAGACGAGGCGGTGACCCTGTACCACGGGGACGCACTGGCACTGCTGCCGCTACTGCCCAAGGCTGACGCGGTGGTGACTGACCCGCCTTATGGTGAAACCTCGCTGGAGTGGGACAAGTGGCCGGATGGCTGGCCCGCGGTGGCTGCGCTGGTGGCGCCGCAGATGTGGTGCTTTGGAAGCATGCGCATGTTCTTGGACAAGCGCGCCGACCTGGCCGACTGGAAGCTGGCGCAAGACATCGTGTGGGAGAAGCACAACGGAAGCAGCTTTCACGATGACCGCTTCCGTCGCGTGCATGAGTTCGCGCTGCACTTCTACCGGGGCGACTGGAACGCGCTGCACCGCGAGGTGCCGAGGCATGGCGAGGAACAACGAAAGCAGCGCATCCGGCGCGGTAAGACGCCGCACCTTGGAACGGTGGGCGCAGAGGCCACGATTGAAGGCCAGCGGATCATGACTTCGGTGATCTTCGCGGCAAGCTGCCACGGCTACGCGGTGAACGAGACACAGAAGCCCGAAGACATTGTGGCCCCGCTGCTGCAGTACAGCGTGCCGCCCGGCGGGCTGGTGGTGGACTGCTTCGCAGGCAGTGGCACTACTGGCGCCGTGGCGCGCAAGACCGGGCGCCGGGCGATCTTGATTGAGAAGCGCGAGTCACAGTGCCAGGCCATCGCGGCGAGGTTGGCACAGGGTGACTTGTTGACGGCTAACGTAGAAGTAACCGGCTGACGTAGGGCGTCAGCCCGTAGGCAGTCCGGTTGACTGCCATGTTAGGCCCCGTGTGGCCGAAGAAAAAGGAAGATGGAATGCCGACACCTGGACAGATGGCCGCTGGCCAACAGAGCACGATCCCGCGCGAACTGCTGGAGCAGATGCCGCAGCAGCGCGGCGCGATCATGGGCGCTGGGCACGCGATGACGCAGAGCGAAGGCGTGATGGCCGCGCGCTTAGCCGAACTGAGCGCCGAGGTGCGCGAACTGCGCCAGATGCTTGCGCCGCCGAGCGCTGTGATCTTGACTGGCGCTGAGGTGGCCGAGCACTTCAGGCGGCTGCGCGAGGGCGGGGCCTAACGGTTGAGCTGAACGGCCCGCGCGCTCGGGCCTTCGAGACACGAGAACGGTGCCGGCGCGGGTCCGTTCGAGCGAAGGGTTCGGCCTCACGGCCGTGGAGAACGAGATGCACCAAGACCGATGCGTTGAGCTTGCCCGCGAGGCCGCGGTGGCCTGCGGTGAGCGGCACGACTACATGCCCGCCACCGACCTGCTGGCCGAGACATGGCAGCCGCACCGCTGGGTGGTGGACGCGATGCTTCTGGCGACCGACGAAGCCGAGCGCGACCGAGACGCCTACAAGGCGGGGAACACCGAGCTGCTCGAACTGCTGATGAAGCTGCACGCCGGGCAACACGAATCGATCCTGCCGCGCGTGCGCGAGATCCTGGCCGGCGCTGGCCTGGTGAACGAGGACAACACGCTGAACTGGGCCGCGCTCGAAGCCCGCAAGCCGAAGCCGATCACCTGGGCGCAGGCGGTGAACGAGTGCGTGACGGACCCCGAAGCCCGCGCACGCCTGCTGGCAATGGAGTGAGGCCGAACGTTTGAGCTAACCGGAAAACCCGGCAGCTACAGACGACGACAGGCACCACGGTGCCGCCTGCCGGGGTTTTCCGGTTGAGCGAATGGTTGGGCGGCTGCCGCCCGGAGCGAACGAATGCTTACTGACCACGACATTGCGCAACTGATGAACGCACACAGTCTGCAAGGCGGCAACAACGACAGCCCGTGGTGGCTGACGTTTGCGCGAGCGGTAGAGCGAAACGCGGTGACGGACGCGCACTCCGATGCGACTGCTGACGCCGTGCGATTCCGCTGGCTGTGCCGCTACCCGGACTGGCATTTCATCGAGCACCTGTGCCGTCAGACAACGGCTAGCACAAGCGCCGAATTCTTGGCCGACTTGCGCCGCGTGATTGACGCTCGGCGCTCGGTTGAACTGGGGTCGCTGGAGCAGCATGTGCCGCCCAACGGCCAGGCTCAACGGCTGCCGTAGGCAGTCCGTTGCAGCCGTTGTTGGGCGTTGGTGGCTGACGCTGAACTTTACATTGTGGGAAGTACGAAAACACTAGACAAAGCGCATTTGTGGCAGTACATTAATACCACTGCAGCAAGACGCCGCAGCAACCCAGGAGAGCAACATGAGCAAGCGCCAATTCATCAAGTACACCGTCACCAGCGCCACGATGGGCGATGCCACCGACGAAGACGCCAACAAGTACGCTGCTGCCCTGCAAGCAAAGCTGGAAGCCACCTACCCGGAACACGACATTGAAGTGATCGTCAACAACCGCATCAGCAGCAGCCAGTGCGACAGCAGCGACGACCTGGGCGACTACGAAGTTGAGCGTGTAGCGCAAAACCTGTGGGACAGCGGCGACTGGTGGACGGCATGAATCAAGCCCCGGAAAAGGCCAAGCCGGGGCGCAAGCCCTTGGCCGATGGCGAAGGCAAGACCGCCCGCGTGCAACTGAAGCTGACGCCGGCCGACAAAGCCGACTGGCTGGCAAAGGCCGCCGCTGCCGGTTTGACGCTGCAGGCGTGGGTGGAGAAGCGATGCAACGCCAAGCGGTGACGCCCAACAAGTAGTTATCGCAACCATGCACAGTCACCGCCACAACCGCAGCCGCTGGGCGCATGTGAACACGCCAGACGGCCTGCGCCGCCGCCGCGCCGCAGCGGATGCCAAGCGCGAGGCCCTGGCCGCCAGCCTGCCACCGGCCGCAGAAGCACCGCGCCCGCTGTCGCACTGGCAGCGCATCGTGCTGGACCTGTACGTGCCGACCACCGGCCGATGCGACCAGCATGCCGCCGTTATCGACGGCCAGCGCGTGGGCCTGCTGTCTGCCACGCAGATCGGCGTGCTGGTGCGCGGCATGATCCGCAGCCGGCCCAGCGTCAGCCTGCTGGCCGATGCGCAGCGGGATGTGCGCGCATCGGCGCGCGATGACCTGGACGCGGCCAGCTGCTGACATGCTCAAGGCGCCCCAAGTTGCCACCATCCTGGGCATCAGCGCCCGCGCGGTCTATGACCTGGCCGACAAGGGCATACTGGCCCACTACCGGCTGGGCGTCGATGGTGGCGCGGGTGCGGCCAGCATGGGCCAGACCTTGGTGCCGTCCAGGCCCACCACCTCGCCGCTCAGGACGTGCGGCACGGTGGGCGCCGGCTGCAGCATCACCCGCTGCGCTCGTCTTTGCGCTGGCTGCTGGCGCTACTGCCCAGCCAGAAGCCGGTGACGGCGCCCAGGCCGCCGCTGACGACGGCGCCGACCACCATGGATTGCACCTCGACGCCGAAGGGGCCGGTCAGCACGCGCCAAGTTACCCAGTACACCAGCGGCAGAATGGCGGCAGTCACGGCTGCGCTGTACCAGGCGGCGGGCTTCATTGCAGTTTCTCGACCAGGTGCGCCACAGCCACGGCACCCACTGCCAGAAATGCCGCGATGGCGCTGAATCGCTGCGCCCACTCGGCCCAGGTCTTGACCGCGCCTTGCACGCTGCCGTTTTCCACCTGCTGGCGCAGCACCTCGACATCGGTGCGCAGCGCCCGCACATCATCGTGGGTTGCATACCCATCGAACTTGCGGGACAGCTCAGCGATGTCTGCCTTGGTCGCCATGTTGGGCATGGCCTCGACCAGCTTGCGCACCTCGACGCGCATGTACCGCAGGTGGATGTCGATTTCGCCCAAGCTGGAGGCGGCCGGTAGGTCTTGAATGTCGCTCATTTTGCGCGCTACTTGTGATTGCGAAACCTGTAAGAACTGACAGGCGATGCCCGCAGGGCGAACCATGCCGCCGCCAGCAGACCCAGCGCCCCGAGATCGAACCCGACGCGGGCGCTGCAGATCCCCTGTCCAGGCGGCACGGTCCACGGCTCGGCCATGTACGCGCAGGCACAGAGCAGGGTCTGCAGTGCGCTCCATGCGCCATAGGCCATCGCCGCCGTCAACCAGCCCGAGCGCGGCGACAACCGCCACACAGCGGCCAGCAGCACCAGCACCAGCAGCGCGCCGAGGCCCTTGGATGCCATGCCCTGCAGCTCGACTGGGAACCATGCCCACGCAACCTCGCGCAACACCAGCGCAGCCATGACGACTGCGGCCAGCGCATCAGGCCGGCTCGTTGGGGCCACCGCCGCCACCCAAGCCTGGCCGGCGGGCAGCAGCTGCTGCTGCGTTGGTCACCGCCTCATCCATGCGCCGGTGCGCCCGATACCGCACCAAGGCCACGCCGGCCAGAGCCAGCAGGCCAAGCACGGCCAGGGCGCCCAAGATCATGCCGATCAGTTCCATGTGCCTACCTCTTGATCAGTTCGGCCGTGATGTGGACATTCCACCAAGACGCGGCCACGGCGCCGCTGATGGTCCCGTAGATGCCGATCTCGCACGACAGGCCAGACACCACCTCGAAGATGCCGCGCACGGTCTGGCTCAGGCGCCCCGTGCTCATGGGCACGGCCGTGGCGTTGGTGGTCGTGCCGTCCTGCGTGCAGAAGGCGTGGCTGGTGAAGCTCGACCCCCAGTCGCTGCCGTCGGTGCCCTGACAGTCGTAGTTGATCGTCACCACCAGCGTGCCGTCGGCGTCTGGCGTGAAGGTCTCGCTGTGAACGATGCCGCTGCTGCTTCCGCTTGCCATGGTCAGAGGATGTTGCTGCGGGTGATGGGGCCGGCCTCGACGTCGAAGTCGTACACCTTGGTGACAGCGTTGGCGGCGATGTCGGCGGTTTCCGCCTGGCCAATGATGTTCACCCCGAACGCCGCGCCGTAACTGCCAGGCGCCAAGGTGCCAACCGCGATCCAGTCGACATCGAAGTCGTCCGACGAGCTGCCGCCCAGGTCGAGGCGTAGCTGGTCTATGGTGCTGCTGGTCCAGTCAGACCCGCCGGCGGTCAGGGCCGTCATGTCCCACTCCAGCACCACCCACTCGCCGGTCAGCGTGGCATCGGCGATCTCCTTGTAGTAGCTGCCGCTCATGCCGTGGCCGCTCTCGGTGGCATAGAACAGGTGGCCCAGCCAGCCCGACCCGCCGGTGCGCCGCACACGCGCCCGCACCAAGGTGAAGCCGGCCCCGTAGATGCCAAGGCCAGCCGGCGACGCAATGGCCGGGTTGGCGCCGATGGCCTGCACGTCGATGTACGACGGCTGCACGGTGATGGTGGCATCGCTGCCGGCGGCCCAGCTCTCTGCCGAGTTCTGGAAGTTCCAGGCGCGGCCGGCCACGTACTGCGTCTGTCCCGAGTAGGCCGCCGCGGCCAGGGCGGCAATGCTCTCGATGAGGTCAGCGTCGGCCACCGTCACCGACGCGCTGGCCGACGTGGCGCTGTAGTTGCCGCTGGTGTCGTAGTGGCGCAGATAGCGGGTGACGCCACCCACCGAGCTGACCGGCTCCGACCAGTCCGACGCCGTGCCGCGCCACAGCGGCGGCGTGGCCGGGTTGCCCCAGCCTGAGTTCGCGCTGCGCACCTCGCTGTGCGAGTAGTCCACCTCGGCCGATGGCGTCCAGGCCCAGACGATGCGGCCCTTGCTGATGGTGCCGCTGAAGCTGCTGGGCACGGCCGGCGCCGCGGTCTTGCCCACCACGGTGTGGGTGGCCGTGTCTGACGCCCCGCGGAAGCCCAGCGCATTCTGCGCCCAGGCCTCGATCACCAGGCGGTCACCGTCCACCACGCCGGTCAGGTAGGTGCCGCCGTCGTCTGCGGCGGCCACGGTCTGCTGCCAGTCGACATCGGGCCCCACCCGCCGCCAGCGCACCACCACCCTGGCCTGGCCGTCTTGCAGGTACGCGCCGGTCAGCGCAGACCAAGACACCCAGACGCGCGTGCTGATGGTGCCGTCGCCAGCGGCCACCAGGTGGTTGGTGCCGCTCTCCGGCGTGCCCAGGGTGATGGCTTCCACCAGCCACGGGCTGGGCAGCCCAGTGTTGGGCGTGGGGTCGGCGTCGACAGCGTCGACGGTGTCGTAGGCGTCGGCCGCGTCCTCCTGCAGGCGCAGCGTGACAGGCGACAGCAGGCCAAACTGCCAGTCCGTCACCCTGAAGGTCTTGGCGCTCCAGCCGTACTCGGTGCTGGTCACCGTCACGCGGTCGCCCACCTGCAGCGGCCAGGCGCGCAGCTTGGCCGGGTAGGTGATCACCAGGCCGTTGCGGCCCCGCTCGACCAGCACGCGGGCGATGTTGGTGCAGCCCGATGCGGTGTTGGTGTAGGGCAGCGCCACGTCTTGCCAGTAGGGCTCGCCGTCGGCGGTGACGAAGGTGCTGTTCTGGTAGGGAGGGAAGTCGCTGCCGGTGGCGCTGGTGCTGGCCACGTAGGTGCCGCGCACGCCGTTGACCAGCTCGTCGATGCCGGCCCCAGCCTGCACCACCTCGATCTGGCCGACCAGGTCGTCATCGGTCAGCGCCATCACCGGCGACGACCAGGCGCCGGCCATCATCTGCCACTGCGCGCCGTACACCGCGAAGCCGGCCATGCTGTCGGCCAGGTCGTCCAGCACCTGCTCGCGCGACAGCTCGGTGGTGGCCACGCCGTTGCACCGGTACATGGCCAGCGTCACGTCAGGTGCGCCGCCGATGCTGACGTTGTAGGTGACGTCGCAGGCATTGGCCGCGGCGATGGTGTAGGCGTCGTCGACGTCGGCGTCGTCTGCCGCCATGCCGTACTCGCCCACGATCCAGTCGCGCACGGCCAGCGCCGGGTTGTCACTCCAGGCCCAGGTGCTGGGGTCGTCGGCGCGGTGGCTGCCGCTGCCGCCGTTGGTGCTGTCCAGCCGCGGGTCATACAGGCGCTTGCCCTTGACGGTGGCGGTGATGTTGGGCGGCCCGGCCTGAAACCGCGGGTCCTCGAGGTCCAGCGTGACCACGATGTAGGCGATGCCGCGCAGGCGGTGCGTGCTGTCCCACTCGGTGGGCTTCACGCTGTTGAGGTAGGTGTCGACCGTCTGGCTGTCGGTGCCCAGGTGCTTCTGCACGCGGATGACTGCGGGGTTCACGGCGGCCCTGTAGACCACCGTCACCGGTTCAGACCCGAGGCCATCGGTCACCGTCAGCGTGAGCCCGCCGCCGCTGATGGCCACGGTGCGGTCCACGTCGTAGGTGTTGTTGTTGCCGCCCAGCGTGGTGGCGCTGACGATCGAGGTGGCCGGGGTCGTCAGCGACGTGCTGCTGGAGAACGTGACGGTGACCAGCCGCTCGGCCACGCCGGTGGTCCAGTCGGCGCTGGTGCTGTAGCCGCTGCCGTCCAGCGTGCCCAGGCTGACGCCGTCCACGTAGATCGTGCCAATGCTTTCCACCTGGTGGCTGGCCAGCATGATGACCAGGTGCTTCAGCCCGTCGGGCTTGGTGCCGGCCGCGCCTGATGCGCTGACGGTGGTCTTGTCGCTGCTGAAGATGGCCACGATGTCGCCACCGGTGATGCACTCGCCGTAAACGATGCGCCAGGGCGGCGTGGCGCGCAGCGCGGTGATGCTGCGGTCGACGACCGAGGCGTTGTACCGGCGCGTGGCGTCACGCGCGGCGGCCTTGGCGCGGCGCCGTGCGTCGATGCCACCGTAGATGTTGGCCGCCAGCAGCACGTAGCCGCCGTAGGTGGCCACCGCACCCACCACCAGGGCCGCGGTGCCGGTGAAGCCCAGCGCCACGCCCGCGGCAATCAACCCGATGGGGTCGGCGCGGGCGGTTGCCGGGCACAGCACGGCCACCGCGGCCGCTGCGGCCACCAGGCGCGGGGCAAAGCGCGGCCAGCGGCGCATCATGCAGCCCCCACGCGCCACGCCACCGACGCGGCGGCCATCGGCACATGCTGCGGCCCCTCGTGGCCCAGCAGCACCGCCGTGCGGCCGGCGCAGATGCCCACCGCCTGCCTAGCGGGCCAGTGCAGCCCCACCACCAGCACCAGGTCGCCCGGCCGGGCCTGGCTGCCAGCCAGCGGCGCGCGGTGCAGCGCGCGGGTCACCGCCTCGCGCAACGAGCCGCCGCGCCGCGCAATGTGGCGCTGGGCCTCGAGCGCGCCAGATGCGCCAGGTGCAGCGGGGCCGGCGCCCTCCACCTCGCGCACCCAGGCGGCCGCGAACTGGCAGCAGTTGTGGCGCTGCCAGTCGAATGCCGGGCAGCGGCGCAAGTAGTCGTCCAGCCGTGATGGGATGCTTTGTGCCATGGTCATCGCTGCTGGAAGGCCTTGCTCAGCCACACGGCCGGGGTGTCGATCAGAGCCTGCACGTACTGCAGGCCGTTGTCGCCGGCGAACCGCAGCACCTGCTGCTGGTGGGTGTGGCGCAGGCCGGTGCCGGCGCGCGCCCGGTTGGCGCCGGACCTGGCGCACACCAGCTCGATGGCGCCGCCGCTGGCACCCTCGCCAGCCGTGCGGCGCACGCGCACGCGGTCCATGTAGCCGGCCCACAGCGCCACCGGTGCGCCGGCCGGCTGGTAGGTGTCGCCGACCATCTGCAGGTAGATGCGGGCGCGCCGGCCGCGGTAGCCCTCGGCGCTGGCGATCGACGCCGCCAGCAGCGCCTGCGACACCACCGACAGTGACAGCACGACGTCGCCGTTGGCGCCGTCTTCGGCCTCGCGCAGGCCTTCCACGCCGACCAGGTCGCCGTAGGCCAGCCAGGTGTAGCCCAGCGCGGTGATGGGCACGGCGTTGGTGGTGTAGCGCAGCATGCCCGACGCGAAGTCGAGCTCGACCAGGTAGTGCGCGCCGGCCACCGTGGCGGCGGCCGCGGCCAGTGCGGTGCTGTCCAGCGTCCTCATTCCTGCCAGGTCTCCAGCAGGTCGAGCGCCAAGCCCGACGTCACGCCGCCGCTCTGCATGTACTGCCAGCTGGTGGCGTCGCCCTGGTGGCGCAGGTACACCAGCGGCTTGTCCCAGGCGACAGCCGTAGCACTGGCGATGCTGGCGCGCGTGGGGGGCTCGATGCTCACGGTCATGGCGCCGGCCTCGTTCGCCGAGGCGTCACCGACCACCATGCAGAAGTGGCTGCCAATGCCTGTGCCGATCTGCAGCCAGTCGCCATCCAGCAGCGTGGCCACGCCCGCCAGCTCGGTCGCAGTCGGCCCGAGCTCGAGCTGCGCGCCCCAGGCGGTGCACCCATGCGCACCGCCGCTGAGAAACGCACACGGGTACACCCGAACATTCACGCAGCTGGCCGGCACTGTGAAGGTCACCGACATGCGCACCCAGTCGATCAGATTAATGCTGCTGTAGTAGCTGGTTGCCGCGACGATGTCGGCGTTGTTGGTGTCGTCATAGACGCGATATGCCACAGCAGTGTCTGCTGATCGTTTGGCGTACCAGCTGAAGGTGTACTGAGCGCCGGGCGTCACACTCTTGTACTGGAATACACCCGAAAACGATGTTGCCTGCAGCGTGTCGGCTGACAGGGTTCCATCCGGCGCCGTGGCCGTGTTCGCGGTCACGGTCGCGTTGCTCTTTGTCCAGGCAGCGTTGTCGAACTGGAACGGGTAGCGCAGCAGGTTCTTGCCCGGGTAACAGCCAGACATGACGATCGAGGTGGCGCCGGCTGCAGCCGTGGCGCTGAGCACAGGGCTGCCACGCAGCGTGCCGCGCGGCTGGGGCCGGGCCTTGTCCCAGGCCGCCAGCACGTTGGCCCGGCCGCGCAGCTTGGCCACCAGCGCCTGCCAGCGGCCGGCCTCGGCCGGCGACAACCACGCGGGCTGGATCAGGCTCATGGTCCAGCGCGGCGGGGCCAGCAGGCGCACCTGCTGGCTGCCCGTGCTGTCGCTGGTGCCCACCAGGTCATAGCGCTGCTGGCCCATGCCGCTGCCGACACCGACCCGCAGATCCTCGGGCAGGGTGATGATGGTCATACAACCCGCCTGTCACGCAAGGTTTGCCACATGTCGGCCTGGCTCTTCTGCAGTGCCGCCGCCACCAGCTGCGCCACCTGCGCCTGGTCAGACCTGGCGTCGATGCGGATGCTGGGGGCCAGGGTGATCTGCAGCTGCTGGCCACCGATGGCGTGGTTGGGGATGACGGTGCCGGCCTGCCGGCCCATGCGCAGGATCTCGGGGCCGCGCTCGCCCACCAGGTAGGCCTCGCCCGGCATCACGTCGCCGCCCATGGCGCGCTGGCCGGCCAGGCCCGCCACGGCGTTGTAGTCGCCGAAGCCGGTACCGCCTGCCAGCAGGCTGGCCGGCGTGCCGCCGAACAGGCTGCCCAGGCCGCTGAGCAGCCCGCCGAACAGATTGGCGCCGCCGCTGCCGGATGCCGGCCCAAACACGGCCGTGAGCATGGCGTCGGCCAGGCTGGCGCTGACCCGCTGAAACACGATGTTGCCCAGCGCGTCGCCGAAGGCCTTGATGGGGTTCTTGCTGTCGCGGAAGGCGGCGGCCAGCGCGTCGCGGGTTTCTTCGCGCGTGACCAGGGCGGTGTCCTTGGCGAACTTCTGCGCCGTGGCCGCCCGCTTGGCCTGCACCGCCGCGTCGGCCGCGGCCTCGGCATCCACCCGGGCCGGGCTGTTGCCGTAGATGGCCTCGATCTGCGCCTGCAGGCGCTTGCGCTCCAGCGTGATCTGCGCCTGGGCGCGCTGCTGGTCGTCGACGATCAGCGCCAGGTTGGCGTCCTCGTTGGCCTGCACCAGATCGGCCAGCAGCTTCTCCTGCGCCTCGCGGCGCTTGCGGATGCCCACGTCGGCCGCGGCGTTGACGGCCTCGGTGCTGGCCAGCTCGCTCTGGCGCAGGTCGCGGAAGTTGATCTCGTACTCGGGCCCGACCAGCAGCCCGAGCGGGTTGTAGTTCATCAGGCTGGGGTCTTTGGCCGGCCGGCCACCACGCGCACGCTCAGCCTCGCGCAGCGCCTGGATCTTGGCGCGCTCGCGGGCGGCCGATTCCGATACCGCGATGGCGTTGGTCGACTCACGGTCGGCCATGCGGATCAGTCGCAGCTGCTCGTCACGCAATGCCTGCCGCTGGGCGTTGATGGCCGCCAGGCGCTCTGCCGACACCATCGAGTTCGGTCCGCCGGGCAAGTTGGCGTCAAACGCTGCCAGCTGCCGCGTGACCGACTCCAGCAGCTCCTTGGTCGTCTTTTCGCGGCCGATGCCCAGCATGAACTGCCAGGCTTCGCTGGCAGCTTTGCCGACCTTGACCCACGCCGACTCCAGCGTGCCAAGCTGCTCAGCCTGCGCCTTGTGCTGCTCGACCACCCGCTCGCTGACAAAGATTGCCGCCTCTTCAGCCTTGCCCTGGTCCTGCAGGCGCTTGATGTAGGCGTACTGCTCGGCCGTGATGAAGTTCCAGGCCTTGTTGTGCTCGGCTGCCCAGTCGGCGACGTTGGCGCCCATGCGGGCAAAGTCCTTGGCCACCTCGGCCGCGCTGCGCCCGCTGACGTCGGCCACGCGCTGGGCGGCCAGGGCCATGCTCTCCAGCACGCCGGCGCTGACGGTGCCCTCGGCGGCCAGGGCCAGCACGATGTCACGGGCGCCGCCCACGCTGGCGCGGCTGCCGGCGGCCACCCGCCCGGCCAGGTCCTGCAGGCGGTCAGCCGTCAGGCCCGCCGCGTTGCCGGTCAGGGCCAGGGTGTCGCGCAGCTTGTTGGCGTCGCGCTCAGCGGCCACCAGCACGCCCGCCAGCGCGGCCAGGCCAGCCACACCCAGCGTGGCCGGGCTGATCAGGCTGCCGATGCCGCGCAGCGCGGCGCCGATGCTGCCGAACTGGTCACGCACCTGGCCGCCCTGCTGCAGCAGGATCAGCAGCGGGTTCTGGCCGCCGGCCAGCTGCGTGGCCACGTCAGTGAACTGGGCCGGCAGGCTGCGCATGGCGGCCTTGATCTGGCCGGCGCTGACGTCGCCCGCCTGGCCCACCTTGCCGATGGCCGTGGCGGCCTGGGCGGCGGCCTGGTTGTGCTGGACAGCGTCCAGCCGCAGGACGGTGACGGCCTCGTTGCGGATCACGCGCGCACCTCCACGGTCAGCCCTTGCGGTGCCAGGCGATGAGCTCGCGCTCCATCACCCGCAGGTTGTCGAATGCCAGCGCGGCCTGCTTGGGCTTGAAGCCCAGCCGCTGCTCGACCACCGGCAGCGCGGTGTAGTCGAAGCCCTCCACACCCTTTAAGCTGTAGCGCAGCTGCGTCTGCATCGCGGCAAATAGCCGCACGGCGGGCCAGTTCTCGGCCCACACGTCCAGCGGCGCCGGCTCGGTGCTGCCCATGTCGGGCAGCGCCAGGCCGAAGGCATGCGCAGCAGCCTCGAGCTCGGGGCCGGCTGCCTGCGTGGGGCCTTGCAGCACCGCGCGGGCAGCCGCCATCAGTTTCCCGCGCGTGCATGGCCGAGCTGCTGCGCATAGCGGCGCACGATCTCGGCGCCGGCGGCCGGGAAGGCCTGGATCAGCTGGGCCAGGTTGGCCGGCGTGTACGGCAGCGGCTTGCTGTCGGCGCCCACCACGCCGATCCAGCCGTCGACCACCTCGGCCACGTAGGCCGCGAACTGCTCCTGGGCGTCGGGCGCATCGGCCTGCATGGCCACATCGACAGCACGCGCCTGGTAGGCGGCCAGCTCGGCGCGGTTCTTGTGCTTGAAGGTGATCTTGATGCTGATGGATTTGTCGCTGCCAGGCACCGACAGCGGCACATCACACGTGAAGGTGGGGTTGGGGACGATGCAAAACATGGCGCCGATGAGTGCTGGTGCAATCACCGCGACACGATGCGCAGCTCGTCATTGCCCGAGGTGGGCAGCAGGCGCAGCGCATAGGTGTGCAGGGCGTTGCCGTTCAGGTCTTCGACGCCAGGGTTGATGCGCTGGATCTTGGGCGCATGCAGCACCACGGTGTTGCCGGCGCTGGTGCCGTGCGTCAGGCCCATGCCGGTGGTGGTGTTGGCCAGCACGTCCGACATGGCCGTCACGGCCTGGGCGGCGGTCAGGTCCAGGCTGATGCTGCCGGTGGGCTCGCGCTGGGTCAGCTCGACGGTCTCGGCGCCCAGCAGCGGCTGGAAGACCACATTGTTGGCAACGTCGATGCGCACCCCGCGGCTGGTGAACGACGAGCCGCCGCTGAGCACACCGGTGGATGCGGTGTAGGTCAGGCTGCCCAGCGTCAGATCGCCGCTGTTGGTGTCGGTGACGATCAGGGGCGTGCGCCAGGCGGTCAGCGTGGGCGTCGCGTTGGCGGCAGCCGTCAGGCCGCCGTTCTTGCCGATGAAGCGGAACCGCAGCACCGGCTTCTCGCCGATGGCCGCCTCGATGCTGAAGGTGCCCCGCGCGCCCAGCAGCTTGTGCAGCTGGCCGTCGAGGTAGTAGTAGATCGTCAGCGAGGTGTTGGTCACGCCACTGATGCTGCTGATGGGCGTGTAGTCGACGCTTGCGGTTTGCGTGGTCTCGGCGAAGCCGCAGGCCTTGAGCAGCTTGCCCCAGGCCGGCGCCGTGGTGGGCGTGCCGCTGCCGGCCAGCTCGACGTCGAAGCTGCACTCGACGTAGGCGGTGCCGACCAGCTGCTCAGAGCTGCCCAGGTAGCCGATGACGTTGGCGCGGTCGACGTTGTTGGCCACCAGCGGGTTGATGCTCTGGTTGCTGATGAGCAGGGCATCGGTGCCGCCGACGGGCGACGAATCGGTGCCGTAGGTGGTCTCGAGCTTGGCGAGGATGACGGTATTGCGGATCGGGCGGCCCATGGTGGTGGTCTCCGGTGCGGTGTTGCGGGGTCAGGCGGCCAGCGCCAGGCTGCCGGGGGCGGTGCGAAGGGACACGGTGAGCAGGAACTGCCAGGCCGCCACGGGCGTGGCCGCCTCCAGCACGTCCAGCTGGCCGCGGAAGGCCTGCAGGCCAACGATGCCGGCGGGCAGCGACATGGCCGTCAGGCGGGCGTACACCTGCTCCATGATGGGATCAATGGCCGCCAGGGCGTCGATGGCATCGGTGCCGCGGGCGCGGATCTCGACGCCGACATCGACGGTCCAGTCGGTGGGCCCTGCGGTCAGCGTGAACGGCGCGCCGTCCGGCACCTGCAGGGTGATGTTGACGTCGCTGGCCTGGTCGAGCGCGGTGGTGGTGTCACGGCCAACGGCGACGCGGCCACCAGCGACAGCAGGCGACGCCAGCAGCGCCGCGCTGACGGTGTCGATCAGGGTCTTGAAGGCGGTGGTCATGCGGCCACCTCGGTCAGGCTGAGCAGGCTCAGGCCGGTGCCGTCAGGCTGGTGCTCACGCACCTTGTACGTGCCAGCGCCGCGGCCGGTGCTGATGATCAGCGTGGCGCTCTTGTAGGCCGCCGGCACGCTGGCCGTGGCGATCTGCACCTGGGGGGCCTCGATCGTCATGCCGTTGGACACGCCGCCAGGGCCGTCGAAGATCACGCGCACGGCATCGCCGGCCAACGTGGCCGCGTCGCCGAAGTCGGCGAAATAGGGCGTGAGATCTTCGGTGAAGGCCACGGCTGCTGCTCGGCTGAGATCAGGCCTCGACCTTGGCGGTCTTCTTCAGGGCAGCGCGGATGGCGGCCACCTGCTCGCTGCTGGCCGTCCAGCGGCCGGGCGCGTTGCCGCGGGTGGTGGGGTCGTCCTTGGGCTCGACATACAGGCCCTTGCCAGACTCCACCACGCCGCGCGCCGATGCAGTCTCGAGCTCGACCAGGCTGTGGGCCGGCAGGAAGGTGGGCCCGTCCATCGACGGGGCGAACGTGTCTTGGGTGACGATGAGCTTCATGGTGCAGTCGGGTGATGGTGGCGGGCACAACCCGGGGCCCAGCGGGCCCCAGGTTGCGGGCGGCGCATCAGGTGCGCAGCGCGTCCAGCATGGCGGCGAAGCTGCCGGCGCGGCGGACCTTCACGTCCACGTCCTGCAGCGCCACGATGCGGCGGCCGCCGGCAGTGGCCAGGGCGTAGGGGTCGAGGATCAGATCCAGGCCGCCCCACATGCCCACCATCAGGTCGGCCCAGTTGCCGAAGGCGATGGCCGAGCAGGTGCCCGACGCGGTGCCCTTGGTCAGCGTGCTGGGCATGCCGTTGGTGGCCACGGCGGCGTAGCCGTTGACCTCGTTGCCCTGCCAGACCGGGGTGCCGTTGGTGGACGCGAAGACCTGCGTCAGCTTCAGCTGGGCGCGCATCTTGGCGTTGGTCACGTAGGCCAGGCTGCCCATGTCGGCGTTGGCGATGGCCACCGCCTCCTCCAGCGCCACCATGTTGGCGTAGGTGGGGGCCGCGCCGTTGGTGCCGCCGGCCACCGCACCGATGCCGGCGGTGTTGATCACGCCGGTGGGCTCGGCGCCGCTGCCGCTGCCGGCCAGGCCCACGCGGTCGATCTCGTGGGCAATGCCGGCCGCCAGGTCAGCGCGGATCAGCGCCTCGATCGACGGCGTGGTCTGCAGCAGGGTCTTGCGGCTGTAGTCGGTGAACATGCCCACCGTCTTCGGCGCCATGGTCACCTGGCCGAACACGGCCTGGCTTTCGGTCACGGCCGTGGCCTCGGCCACCCAGTAGGTGCTGGCGCCGGCCGTCATGCTGGGGATGGCGATGTTGCCGACCAGGCCGTCCAGCATGGTGATGCCCAGGCCACCCAGCACCATGCGGGCGCGCAGCAGCTCGATGAAGCTGGCTTCGAGCAGGTTGGTGGCCACCAGGTTGCCGCCAGCGTTGGCGGTGCCCACGCTCATGTCGCGCTGCATCATGCGCTGCATCAGGGCGCGCGTGGCCTCGGCCGAGCTGGTGAGCGGCGCACGCAGCACGTCCAGCGGGATCTTGTAGCCGGCAGCGCGGTGGCTGGCGTGCAGCGACTGCTCGTCGATGGGGCTCTTCTTGCGGGCCTCGACCGAGCATTCGATCTCGAAAGCCGCGGCGCGCTGGGCGGCCTTGTCGTTCGGCTCCAGCAGGGCGTACATCAGGCGCGTGACGCTGTACTGGCGCTGCTCCTTCTCGCTCAGGCCCAGGCTCGGGTCTTCGGCGGGGGTGACCTTGCCGGCGGTGACCAGGCGCTCGAGCACCGTCTTGCGGAAAGCGTCGACGGTGGCGCCACTGGCCACGGCGGCCTCGGCTTCGGCGTCGAGCTTGGTCTCGCGGCCGATGGCGCGGATTTCCTGCGCGCGGCTGCGCTCCTGCTGGGCGGCGTCGCTCTGGATGACGCGGATGTCCGGCTGCTGGGTGGCGGCCGGGGCGGCGGTGGTGGTATCGCTCATGGATGGCTCCTTGGTTTGAGCGGTGGGGGCCCCGGGGGCCAGGGAACGGCCGACGCCAACAGTGGCATCAGCCGGAACGGGAACGATGGACACCTCGTAGGGTGTCCAGGCAGTGACGCGGTAGGTGGCCTCGGTGTCGTTGCGGCTTTCGAGCACCATGTCGTCGATCGAGTAGCCGACGCTGACCAGCTCGCGAATGCCGTCGACGACGTCGCGAAAGATCTCTTCGCCGAGCTGGCTGCGGCTGAATCGCACCGTCGCGCGGCACTTGCGATCGGCGTCGACCCAGGCACGCTCCACCACGCCGATCTGGTCGTCGGTGTCATGGTTCAGCAGCAGCGGGTGCCGCGCGTTCAAGCGCTGCAGGTTCACTGCGGCGGGCGTGCAGTCCAGGATCTCGCGGCCCCACCAGCGGCTGTAGGGCTCGTCGCTGGCAAAGGCCAGCTCGACGGTGCGCTTCTCCTCGTCGATGCCGGCGCGCTGCACCGTGGCGGCACGGTACTGGCGCTCGGACGTGGCAGTGCGCACGGCTGCAGGGATGGGGTCGCGGGTGGTGGTGTCGCTCATGGTGTGGCTCTCAGTCGTCGGAGCGCGTGGCAATCAGGCGCATGCGCTGGTCTTTCTGGCGGGCAGCAGCCGCGGCGCCGCCGTCACCACCAGCGGCGGGCGCTGGCTGCGCCTGCTGGCCAGTGGCAAGCACCGGCGCCGGCAGGCCCTTGGTCTTCTCCTGCCAGTCCAGCAGCTCGGCCAGCACCTCGTCGGGGTCGTCGCCGTTGGCCGCGATTTCGCGCTGGGGGCTGCTGAGCCGGCCGTCGATAGCGCTGCGCTGGCCCTCGATGTGCTTCAGGCGGTCCAGCGGCGACCACCGATGGCACTGCCAGTAGGCCGCGTCGGCGTACTGCTCGAGCCGGTCATACGACAGCGTGGCAAGCTGCGGCGCAGCCAACAGCGCATAGCGCAGCCAGTGGCGGTGCAGCACGGCGCAGAAGTCCTCTTCGGCGAACGTGGCCTGGATGGTCTTCCACAGCGTGCGCTCGTCCTCGAGGCCGAGCTGGCCGCTGCTGTAGTTGACCGACTCCAGGTCATTGCCCAGGGTGATGTAGGCGCACTCGAAGGCGCTGGCCACATTGCGCAGGCAGTCCTTGATGAACTGGCCGTACTCGATGTTGGGGTAGTCGCTCTCGAAGGCCTTGGCGGTCAGCCCATACGGCAGCTTTTCCCAGGTGCCATCCTGCAGCGTCTGAAACGGCGTGCCAGCTGCGTCCTGGCCATCGGTGAGCGTGTCGACGGCGGTGTTGCCAGCCGGCCCCGAGGGCTGAGCGTCGGCGTCTTGCTCGAGCCAGCCGCCGCGCTTGGCGCTCTCGCGCGCCTTGTTCAGGCCGGCGCTGGCGAAGTCTTGCGCCTGATACGCCGGCTTCAGGCCGGCGGCCATCCAGGGCACGCCGCGCAGCTGGCCGGCCTGGTCGGCCACCATCAGGTGCAGCATCTCTTCGGCTGGCACGCGCTTGAGCCCGCGGGGGCTTTCGGTGGCCTCGAAGACGCCAAGCGGGTCGGTGGCGGCGTCCTGTGTGCGCACGTAGTAGGCCAGCACGCGCCCCTCGGCATCCACCTCGACGCCCTGCCGAACGCGCCGGCCGTTGGCGAGATCCTGCCGGCAGTTCAGCGGCACCATCTCGGGCGGGATCACCTGCACCTGGAAGGCGTGCGGACCGCGACCCGGCAGCAGCCGGATAAAGGCCTCGCCGTCGACAACCCAGTGGCGCAGCGCCAGGCGCTGCACCTGCCTCCAGGTGTAGCGGCCGGTCACGTCACACGCGCCGCGCTTGCCCCAGGCCTTCCAGGCCGCCTCGAGCTTGGCATTGGCGCTGGCGTTCAGCTCGCCGGTGCTGCCGATGCGCACGCGGCTCTGGTAGCCCACGCCCTTCGGGCCCAGCACATTGCGCACGACCATGCCGACGAAGCGCTTGGCCCATGGGTTGTTGACAGCCGCGTCGCGGCTGCGCGCCCGGGTGACGGCCAGGCCGGACTCGGTGCTGGCGTTGACGTGCAGGCCATCAGCTTGCCAGCTGGCGGTGTCGTTGGTGGTAAGCGATGCCAGCAGGGTGCGGCGCTGAGACACGGCGCCGGCCAGCGCGTGGCGTGCACCGGCCAGCTGGGCGGCCTGGACCTGCTGCGCAACAGCACCGGCGGGCACGAAGCCCAGGCGGGTGGCGAGGCGGTCGAGGAATGCTGGCATGCTGCGCAGGATGCCCAGCGGGGCGGAACTTGCGGCGGCCAGTTGTTCCGGTGCGGTTTCTATCCGCACCTATGGGGGATGGGATCAGGCGGGCGAGGCCGACACGGTTGCCACCGTCACGGTCCACTTCTTGTCGCCGCCTTCAATCTCGAAGGTGCCGCCGTGGAAATCGGCCTTCTCAATCACTGCGCGCAGGACATCGCTGGTCACGTCTCGCTTTTCACCGATGAAGGCATAGCCGGCTTTGTTGACGCGCCCTTGAAGAATGCGGCCGGTCAGCGGGGAGCATGCAATGCGAGTGGTCATGGGTGTCACCTATGGGGGATGGGATCAGGTGGCAAGCCGCTCAGCGATTGCCAGCGTGCGCTCTACCCATGCGTTATGGGCATAGAGGTCAACCTTTGCGCAGGGGGCGGCATGGTTGGTTGCATGCACGCACCGCTTGTCCCCGCAGTGCGGGCACACGATCATCTCGGACAGCATGCGCGGCATTCCGTGCACGGTTTCGCCGCGCTCCTTGATGCAGCGCCGGCAGTCGCAGGGCTGTTCGGTCGGGTCGGTCATGCGTGTCACCTCTGGGGATGGGGTCAGACCTCGCGCACCACCAGGTACTGGCCGCCGTGCACGTGGGCGTCCACCATGTCGGTCGGTCGGTTGATGGCGTACTCGGCGGTCATCTCGTCGGGCGCCTGATTCGTGCCGCCCAGCCCATCGGGCATGGCTGCGCCTTTTTGCCAGACCTGCACCACCAACTTGTGATCGCTGGTGTCGGCGTTTTCGATGCGTACCTTCTTGGTCATTTCAGATTCCTCGTTTAAGATCGGCTCGCCACCACCTAGGGCTTTGCGGGCTTCGGCCATCACTGTCCATCCAAAGCCGGTCGTCTTCGCAGGACGGCCGGCTTTTCCTTTTGTGGCGCGTGCACCGGCAGGGGCTTGGAATCACAGCGGCACCAGCGACCCGCCGACGATGGTGCCGTTGTTGGCCGCGTTGACGGTTGCCGCCAGCGTGGCGCCCCGGGCGTTGCCGGCGTCCCATTCCTCGGCCAGGCCGGTGGTCACATCTGCGTAGGCGGTGGACTGCTGGGCAGCGCGGGCATAGCGGGCCGCCACCTGTTCAGCGGTCAGCGCCACGCTGTAGACCCGAGCCAACATGAAATTCACGCGGCCCGGCTTCAGGTAGTTTGTGCCGTCCCACTGCGCGCCGATGACAGTTCGGTGGCCGGTGCCGCCGGTGATGCCGACAACACCCGAGGAAACCGGCATGTTGCGCTGCTTGACCAGCACGCCGTTGCGGTACAGGTTGCATTCCTGGGCCGCGCCAGCCAGGCCGGTGCCGCTGACGGTGTAGACCCAATGGTCGAACGGGTTGCCTCGGCGCGGAAGGATGCCGGTGCGCCAAAGATAGCTGCAATGCACCGGGTTCAGCTGCAGGTCCATGAACGACGACGTGGTGGTCATCATCTGCGGGCCGGGCCAGCCCTGGGCGCTGGTGCCCTGGTTGCGCACCATCGCCATTGCGAACGAGAAATTCCCACGCGTGTCGGGGCTGGCGGCCGGGCCGGTGACACCAGCACTGCGGGCGATCAGCCACAGCGGATCGGCTACCGTGGCATCGGCGCCGGCACCGTACTTCGTCTGCCCCATCCACTCGATGCTGATGGTGCCGTCGATCTTCAGCGTGGCATCGCTGTTGCCGCAGTCGATGCGCGAGGCAACCCCACGGCCGGGCAGCACGATGGCCTTGCGGCCGCGCGTGATGACAGCCGGCGCGCGGGCTCCCTGCTCCGCGATGGCAGTTTCGTTTTCCTCGTACCAGACCAGAGCGGTGTAGAGCCGGGTGCTGGTGTTCAGCCCGGCTGATGCCGGAAGGATGAAATTTGACCCGGCCAGCGTGATGTTGTCGGTAGGCAATGCCACCGGCTTGGCGGTGGCGACCAGTGCGCCCGCCATTTCTTGCGTTTTCAGTCGGGGACCGCCGGTGCCGTCCGCAACCTGGGCAAAGATCGCCTTGATCGTGCGGCTGTCCCCGGTAGTGATGGTCCGATTAGCAGTGCCATTTCCCGTCCACTGAATCATGGTCAGATTTGTGGACCCAGGGAAGAATGCCAGGCAACTAGTGCCCTCGCCGCTGCCGGTGTTGTACTCGTTAACGCGAATGTCGGCAGACAGGGTGAACGAGCCCACGGCGGCTGACTGCACATAGGCCGTCTGGCTTTTCTGGCTGCTGCTGTCCATGAAGGTCGCCCAGCCGCTGACGGATTCCCAGAACACGCCCGAAGCGCCGGAGTCGCGCTTGAAGATCGCAGCCAGCGGGGTTTTCTGCGTCTTGAGACGCAGCACTCGCCCAGATGCGCCGCTGCCCATGTAGTCGGCGGTCTCGATGCTGGAGCCGTCCTCCACAGATGGCGCAAGCGCCATCCAGTAGATTGTGGCGCCCGCCTCGTTGACGCCCACCAGCGAACCCACCTCGAAACCGTCGTCACGAATCTGGATTCCCGACTGCGCAGCAGCCAGGTTGTGGAATGCGTCCGTGCGCTTGCACCACATATCCTCGCAGTGGTAGTGCATGGAGCCGTTGGAGGTGGCGGTGCGCGCCATCACAACCGTGGGCTTCCAGCCCACGGTAATGCGCTGAAAGTCGCCGTTGCCAGTAAAGGTGCCGGTTTGAATTTTCATTTCAGATCACCTCGAAGCGCAGGGTGGCGGTGCCGGTGATGGTCGCCAGCAGGGCATTGACGAACGGCAGGCCATCGCCTGGAAATGGGATCAGCTCACCCGCAGTGAGTCCGGCATAGGTCGCAATGGTGCGGATGCCAGATGTTCCAGCGCCAGCGCCATCGGCAAGCGCAAGGTCGCAGGTGCCGGACAGCACCGTGACAGCGGACAGCCGGCCTGGCATGCCGTGCACCACGCCCGTGGCCGTCAGCGTCACAGCGTCTGTGAACTCGTCTGGCGGAATCTCATACTCTGACACCAGGGACACAGCCGCCCGGCCCTCTGCGCCACGGTTGAACTCATCGCGCTGCGTGCTGGTGGCCACAGCCCTCGATCCACTGACCTCGACGGCAGCGTTGTCGCCGATGAACTGCAGCGCCAGGTCGTCGGCGACCTCGTAGGTGCTGCCGGCTACATAGGACAGCGCACCGCCCGCGGCGAAGCGGCTGGCAAGCATTCGGATTTGCATGGCGTCGTTCCTTCAGTTCTCACATGCGCACGACAAACCGCGCGCGGGGGTTCTGCCCTGCCGCGATGCGGGCAGCAGCGTTCTCGGCCTCGACGTCACGCGCCGCGGCATTCAGTGCGGCCAGCAGCTCGGCCACGGTGCGGTAGGTCATGCGGCGGCCGTTGACCGTGTACTCCTGCACCGTGAACGACCCGCTGGCCAGGTAGGCGCGGTAGGCCGTCTGCAGGGTCTCGAAGGCCACCAGCGCCGCGCTCTTCAGCGATGCCGCGGTGGTGCCCGTCACCGTCGGGTCGGGCAGCACCTTCAGCGTGCCGGCGTCCTCTGACGCCCTGGCGCTGGTGGCGGCCTTGGTGTAGACGGCCCGCATGGCGTAGCTGCCAGCCGCCCATTCAGCAGTGACGGCTGCCGTGGCTTCCACCACGTGGTCGGGGCCGCTGGCCGAGCTGTTGAGCGTGATGCGCACCGGCCCGATCAGCACGAGCTGCGCAACCCAGCCATCTGCGGCGCTGTAGGTGGCGCCGTCGAACCTGGCGGTGAAGCTGTCGCCGGCGACGTGCTGGGTGGGGATGGACTGGCTCATGCGCGCCAGCATGCCGGCGCGGCCGGAACTGCTGGCGCCGCGTTGTTCCGCCCGTTGGGTCAGGACTCAGGGAACCGCAGCAGGCTGACGACCTTGCGTGCCCAGCGGTCGCTGATGGCCAGTCGCTCGGCAATCTGGGCGGTACTCAGCCCTTGTTCCGCAAGCTCGATGATGCGCACTTTGGTGGGGACAGGCTGAACACGGTTGATGTAGTGCATGCCGCCACCAAGTCGGCCGCGCAGGGCTTTCTCCGCATCGTGCAGCTTGTCCTGCAGAGCATCTGGCGGCGCGCCGCTGGCCTCGATGGCTTCACGCACTGCACGCAGGATCAACGAAAGGGCGTCCATGCTCACACGGCCCCTTGCTTGGCGGCCCAGCGGCGCAGCTGGTCCTGCATGGCGTCGTCGATCTCGGCGTCGACGCTGCGGCGGTAGGCCAGCTCGCTGACGTAGTGGAAGTCGTAGCGGCCGGCCTCGTACTGCGCGCTGTTCACAAAGATCAGCACCGGCCTGGGGTCGGTGCGGCCGAAGCCCGTGCTGCGCACCTGGTAGATGCCGGCGCGCAGCTTGCCGCGGCCCTGGGGGAAGGCCACAAACTGCCCACCGGCCCGCTTGTAGGCGCTGTCGACGCGGCGCACCTTGAACCGGGCCACCTTGATGTCGGTGCGGGCTGCGGGGCCGGCCTTGCGTGTCGCTTGCCCGGCAAGCCTGCGGTCGGCCCGCGACACGGCCGGCAGCGCGCTGGTGGCGCCGCTGCTAAGCTCGATGCGGAGCTGGCTCAGGATCTGCCGGATCTGGCCGGCGCTGATGTTGCCGAATGCGTCCAGCCTGGCGAACTTGCCCGGCACGGTGCGCATGTCGTCGGGCAGCGCACCGGCGCGCATCAGGGCCCGCTCGTAGGCCTTGGGGGTGCGCTGGCCGCCGTTGATCTGCCAGCGCAGCCAGCTGATGGGCGCGCGGCCGCGGCCGCCTGGTGCGTTGGCGATGCCGACCCGGGCCTCGAGCTTGTCAGCCCGCGCCCGGTCGACGAACACGGCGCCCAGCGTGTAGGGCGCCGGCCGGTCGAACACGTCGCGCATTTCGGCCTGCTGGGCCTGCTTGATGGCCTGCGCGGTGCGGGTCAGTGCGGTGGCCAGGCCGGCGGCGAAGCGGCGGTCACTGAAAGCGGCGTAGCTGCGGCGCAGCTGGTCCACCTGGCGGTTGTCGAGGGTGAAGTTCATCTCATCGCCTTCTGGTTCGCATGCGCTGGATGCGCTGCATGTAGGTTTCGCCACTTTCCGGCGGAGCGGGCCTGTCGTACTCGGCCGCCGCCACCAGCAAGTCGATAGGCGCCTGTGGCGCGCTCGGCTTGATGGTTTGCGCAAACAGGTCAGCCGTCGGCGGCTGCACGGCTGCCGCCAGTCGCTCCCACTCGCGCTGCGTGCGGGTATGCAGGCCCAGCGCATGCGTGCAGAACAGCGCGTAGACGGTGCAGTCCAGCGGCTCGTTGCGGGCGCGCTTGGTGTTGACCCAGCGATAGTCCAGCCCGCGCGCCGTGCGCACCGGCACGCGGCTTTCAGCCGTCAGGCCAGGGTAGAACGTGGCCGGCAGATCTTTGCTGAAGTGCACGTAGCCAGGGCCCGGCTGCGTGACCATCAGCCGGCCATAGATCAAGTCCTTGGCTGTGTCTGTTCCCACGTACCACAGGCGCACGCCGCGCTTGAGAACCTTGCCGCGCCAGTTCACGTCCTGGATGGTGGCCTTGCCCTTCACCATCTTGCTTGGCTGCGGGTCGCCGCGCACGGCAAACACCTTGCGCCGCTCGCGCGTGCGGCAGTAGTTGTAGGCCTGGTGCGTGAAGTGGCCGCCGGTGTCGATCGCCGCGGCCTCGATCTTCAGCGCCTGCCCGCTGGCGTGCTGAAAGATGGTGTCCAGGTACGGGTCGAGCTTGTCGCCCCAGTCGCGCTCATCGGCCGGGTTGGCATAGATGACCGAGTAGTCGACGCACCACATCTCTTCGCCCTGGCCGATGGCCCAGGTCACGGCCTCGAAGCGGTCGTCCTGCACGTCGATGCCGGTCACCAGCACCAGCCCACCCATGGGCACGGTGAATCGGCGGTAGTCCTCGGCCCGGCGCGCCAGGGCGTGCTCGTCTGCCTTCTCGAACTTCTCTTCCCACAACTCGCCCAGCGTTTCGTTGATGAACGTGATCAGCGGACCGTTCTGCCCCTCGCCGGCCTTGCGCTTGGCCTCCAGGAACTCGCGCACGATGTCGCCCCAGCTGCGCTGCGGGCTGTAGGCCGTCCAGACGTGAAACGCCACATGCCTGGGCGGGGCGCGCGGCGCGCCTGCGGCGTCGCGCCACTGGCCGTCTGCGCCGTAGCGGTAGTCGCCGCATCCGCTCACCCAGACGCCGTCAGCCCAGACGCGCAGGTAGTCGCCCTGGTTGATGGCGCCCAGGCAATGCGGGCAGACATGGCGCACCGGCGACGCATCACCGCCCAGGCCGCCACCCTTGAACCCGTGCTGCGATTCTTTGCCGCCCCACAGCAGCGGGTGCTCGGCCTGGCAGTGCGGGCACGCGATGTGGAAGCGCATCAGCGCGTCGGCATTGGCCTCGCGGGTCTCGATGTGGTCGATGCCCTTCACGCGCGGCGTGCTGCCGGCGATCAGCTTGGGGAAGGCAGCCCCCTCAAGGCGTCCGCGGGCACCTTCCACCGGGTCGATGCTCTTCTCCACCACCAGGTCGAAGGCGCTGGCCTCGTCCAGCATCGACACGGCCACGGTGATGCGCCGGAAAGCCCGCGCCGCCTTGCCGCCCAGCGTGTGCAGCACGCTGCCCTTGAATTGCTTAAGCTTGAGCGTGTCTTCTTTGCCCTTGAGCAGCACCGGCCGCATGGCGGCCACGTCGCGCAGCATCGGGTCGATCTCGCTCTTGACAAAGCTGTCGCGGTCGTCGTCGGTGGGCTGCCACAGCGCCTGCTTGCGCCGGCGGTGCGCCGCGTTGTAGGCGATGAAGGCGACCAGGGTCTTGGTGTAGCCCACGCGCTTGGCCTTGCGCACCGTCACCTCTTCGATGGCGTCGTTGCTGAAGGCATCCATCCAGCCGCGCTGGAACGGGTAGGCATCCCACTGGCCCTGGCTGTGGCTGCTCTCGGCACTCAGCTTGAAGTGCTCGGCCGCCCACGCGCTCAGCGTCTGCGGCGGGTCAGCGCGCAGCGGCTGGAGGCCGCTCAGCACGGCTGCCAGCACGGTGCGCTGGGTTTCAGTCGGGGCGCGGCTCATCGTCCAGGCCCACCAGTTCGGGCTCGTCGTCGCCGGGCTGCTCCAGGCTGGCCGACACCAGGGCCACCGTGCTGCGCACCCACTCATTGCGCGCCGACGCAATCGACGCCATCACCTGGTCGACGGCAGACGGCGGCAGATCGGGGCAGGCCTTGCGCAGTTGGCCCGGCAGGTGGTCGAAGCGCTCGGCCACCGCCTGGCTGGCCGTGGCCAGCACCTCGCTCAGCAGCTCGACGGCGGCGTAGTCGCCGCGCAGCACTGCATTCTTAATGGCGATGCCCATGCGCTGCTCGCGCGCCAGCGCGGCGCGCTCCTGGGCCAGATCGAGCCCACCTTCGACACTTCCCAGGCGGCCGGCAGCCTGTTCGCGCAGCCGGCCACAGTAGGCCAGCAGCCACACCCGCAGCGGCGCGCCGTCTTCCAGCACCCCGCGGCTGACCAGATCGCTGACGGCCGGCTGCCCGATGCCGACCAGCGCCCCGAAGTCAGCCTGTCGGATGGGCTGATCAAGGGTCATATCACCCCCTTAGCAGACCCATGAAACAGTCCGCGATTGGGGCCCGAATTACC